ATGGCTATCAGCGACACTAAACTGCGTACCATTCATGGTAAACCATATTCCGGCCCACAAGAAGTGGCAGACGCTGACGGTCTCAGTGTACGCATTTCACCGAAGGGCGTGATTCAGTTCCAGTACCGGTATCGGTGGCAAGGTAAGGCGCAGCGACTTGGATTAGGACGATACCCCGCAATAGCACTCAAAGACGCCAGGCTGATCACTGCTGAGTTACGAAATCTGTATTTCAAAGGGGTCGACCCCCGAACTTATTTTGAAGAAAAATCAGAAAATCTGATGACGGTAGCGGAATGCCTGGATTACTGGTTTGATAACTATGTCCGCGTTAGCCTCAGGCCAAAGACGCAGGCACTTTATCAGTCCACTGTAATGAAGCGTATGTACAATGCGTTTCCACGGCGACCAGCTGCCTCAATCACCGTTAAACAGTGGGTGGAGCTGCTCACCGAAGAGGAAAGAGATAATCCGCGGCGAACGCGTCAGGTACTCAGCCAGTTGCGCTCAGCAATCAGCTGGTGCATGCGACGTCAGGTTATCGATAGTTGCGCGATTATGGGTATTCAGCCAAGGGACTTTGGTACGCGAGCTGACGTCGGAGATCGCGTTCTATCATACCATGAGCTTGCTCAAATTTGGCTGGCGATTGAAAGAAGCAGGGCATCAACTTCAAACAAACTGTTGCACCAGATGCTGATGCTATGGGGGGCCAGATTGTCGGAACTTCGCCTCGCCACACGGCTGGAGTTTGATTTAACAGAGAAGGTCTGGACCGTCCCAAAAGAGCACAGCAAAATGGGGAATATTATCCGCCGACCAATTTTTGAACAGATAGAACCTTTACTTGAAAGGGCGATGACGACCTATAAAGATATTCTTTTCCCTGGGGCGGAAATCCATGAACCTATCACCATTGCTGCTGCTAACAGGTTTGTTAACCGTATAAGGGGGGAAATGGATCTGGGCTACTGGCGCACCCATGACTTCCGAAGGACGTTGGTTACGAGGCTTTCTGAAATGGACGTTGAGCCTCATGTTACAGAAAGAATGCTCGGACATGAGCTGGGCGGCGTGATGGCAGTGTATAACAAACATGACTGGATTGAAGCTCAGCGTAAAGCCTATGAGCTTCACGCTGATAAGTTATTCTGGCATATCAGGAAGATTTCTGGTTGACGCCACCATTTTGAAGCCAATGATTGAATGCCTCTCGAAGGTAGGCCTTCGGGTGCGTCTTTACTGGCTTCGGGAAATTATGCCGTTGCGTATAGTTCCAGATTGTTTGACGTGATGAGATACCCAGGATACTCATCACTTCTTTTTCAGGTATCAGACTTGAATCTGTCATCACTTCTCTCCAGTGGCCCCGTTCGGGGCAGTTGATATTTCGTTATCAGCTGTCACGGCGCCATGCAAACGGCAACGGTTCAGGTAAAATCCACAGGTGACGCATATTGGCAACGTTCACCACGTCGCGTTCCGCCGGGTAAATCTCGACCGCATCCCGGTCTGCATAACCCACTGCGTTTTTGATTTCCTGCAGTGCGTCCCAGGTGATGCCATCCTTCCAGCGCCCGTTCATTCCCATACCGGTTGTGTTAACGCTCAGGCGGATCACGCCTTCCTCTTCCCTGAATTCCTGCACCAGAAAATATGAGTTGGCCCATACATGGGTGCGTTTCGGGTCGTGAAGCTTTTGCGGCCACTTTGCCGCTGGCACTTCTTTAAGGTTATCGATCACTCTCTCCCCCTTAACCCCATCGTTTTATTTGCCACTGAACGCAGGCGGCGCATTCCCGTCATTGCTGTAGCCACATAGCTCATCTTCCGGTTAACAACCTCCACCGTAACCTTTGAACCCTGAACCTGAACGGTGTATGTCGTTTTAAGATTTCTAGGGCCGTAATCACCAAAACGGTCAACATGCTTTGCGAGTGCTGCGTTACAGGCCTGGCAGCCAATCGGCGATGTTTTACTTCGATTGATTAGTCTCATCGTTAACCGGGAGGGCGAACCCTCCCGCCTCCCTTAGCCGACATACTCAGGTTTCATATCCAGCAGCGTGATGCTGAATTTCTCGTACAGTTCATCGCCCAGATGGCGCTTTGCCGCCGTCAGGGTCTGCTCAGCCTTCGCGAACAGCTCAGCAGCTTCCGGTTCACCCGGCTGCGGAAGAGAGTTGATCGCCGCTTCGACTTTGTTGCGCGCATCCACCAGGTAGTAGCGCTTCACGGCTTTGTTTTTCAGTTCAGTAAACAGGGCGGTGCCCAGTCTGGCTTTCGCTGCTTCGATATCCACACGTACAGCTTTCGCGCTGTCGACGTCTTCAGCGGTTTCAATGCGGTCGCGGAAATCATCGGCCAGGGTATCGATATTCGTTGTAGGCTCCTGCGCGCAGGTGGTACCCACATTGCTGGTAATTTCCTGGACGGTAACTCGAGGCGCTGGCTCCGGATTAATAACTTTCTCCTGGCGTTCTTCAAGCTCGTCCGGTGTGTAAACGCCCAGGATGACGTCAGGGCAGTAAAGCCGGGCCCAGCGCTTGACAGCCAAATAAGCGAGCTGCTGGCGGGGGTCATCAGCCCACAGAGTGGAGTTGCGTACCCGAGCCTGAGCCAGCAGAAGGTCAAGTTCACGCGGTTCGTCTTCACCTTTCAGCCGGGCGCGGATGATAATGCCGATCCCGGTTTCGTCAGCCATTGTCCAGCCGGGTACGCGGTATTCACCTTTCTCGCCTTTTTTGATGTTGAATTTACCGATTACATTTTCCCACGGGCCGTACCACTCATATTCAAAGCGGGTGGCCAGCACGCCGCTGCGCGAGATAACAGCATTCACCAGCTGGGCTTCATAGCCCAGTACACCGTTGATCAGGTGGGTTTTCTGAGCGACCGCAAAGGGATTCATTTGCCACTGCGCTGCCTGCATAGCGACGGCCATGCAGTCAGCCGCATTACCCTGCAGGTGACGCGGTACCGTTGCAGAGCCCTGAGCCATCATCTGGGCGAAAGAACTGATGGCATTCAGATACTGAGAATCAAAAAGCGCGATATTCGAATTAATAACGGCGTTCTGGTCGGCTGCTACTACGTTTGTGTTTTCCATGATCTCCCCCTTATACATTTGCCAGGCTGCGCAGCGCTTCAAGACGGCGCATGTCGTAATCGCTCAGTTCGTCGGTGTAATCGTCAATAATCGGTGCTGGCCATTCGCCGGTATCGAATGCGTTTGCGATTGCCCGCATGGTGGTGCGGTACTCAAGCGCACCCAGCTCAAGCAGTTCCTGGCTGGCTTCGACAATGGCTATCCAGTGGTAACCTTCGTCTTTGTTAACGAAAATCCAGAAAAACTGATCCAGTGCTGCTGTTTCGGTATACATGGCAGCACTCAGGTGATAATCACGGTCAATGATTTCGCGGTGGAGCCGGGCGCGCAGAGCTGACTGCTTGATGTTCCACATGCTTATCGTCTTGAGGTCAGCCCCGATGCGGATGCCGTTCATATCGATTTCAAGGTCCGGGCGTACCCGGATTTCCAGCCCGGTTTCTTCGTCAATCCCGAAATAGCTCACCTCGACGGCGCGGCATGAATGAGTCAGGAACTTACCGGCGGTCGGGTGGGCCAGTAACGCCGACTGAATGGCCCGGGCGGTCGCCAGCTGCTGGCGCGTTACCAGAATTTTTTCCTCCGGGTTTTCGCGCCAGGCATCCAGCAGTTCGTCTGCAAACACCGCATCTGGTTTGACGGTCTTCACAGCCTGAATCAGATCAGCTTTGGTACCAGATACTTTCAGCGGCTGCGGCTTCTGTGCTTCCTGCGCCACCAGGTCAGGATTAATGATCGCCAGTTGTTCGAGAAGCGCGTCACGGCTACCGCTGGTTTTCACCGGCGCGGGCAGGGTGGCGTTGTACTCCTTAATGCAGGCTTTCATTTTTGCCGCTGTTACTTTCTGGCCTTCTTCAACGCGCTGGTATTCAGCCGGGAGGCTCATGTAACTTTCACCAGTTTGCGCGACGTCATCCCCCAAAGGCACCGGCGCGGGCAGGGTGGCGTTGTATTCTTCAATGAATCGTTTGATATCGTCTGCGCTGAGCAGCACTGGCAGCCCATTGTTGTATTCGTCGATAAAGGCGCGCAGGGTCGCCGTGGTGGTGAATGCACCTTCCGGGATTTCAGGTTCAATACAGAATTCTGTATGCAGGTTTTCCGGTTGCAGGGCCAGCGCATGTACCAGGTTACCCATATCCAGAACTTTGGACTGCTCGCGGGAAATGGTCTTTTCAACGTGGCGCGCATTGAAATACATCAGCGATACACGGGCATCTTTCACCATGGTTGAGCTGATGCCGTTCGCGGCGTGGTAAACGTTGTTCGGCAACCCTTCATAGCGGCCTGGTTCGAAGAAAGCCGGGTATTCTTGCGCTGGTGGCTCCTGATGCACTTCTGGCTCGATCTGATTCACTTTTTCGGCTTCTTGATGCGCAGAATCGTCACTCTGATGCACATTTTCCGGTTTTTGTTTCACATTCTCCTGATCATGATTCGCCAGGCTCGGCGCTGCGGCCGCGAAAATTTCTGACGGCGCTACGGCATCTGCCTGCGGATGATCTGCATTAGCGCCTTCGCCTGCTGAAACCGGTGTACCAGCCGGGATTTCGTTACTGACAGCCGTTTCCATCTGCACATCTTCGGTAATCTCCAGTTCTTCGCGCAGGCCTTCGGCCATTTCCTGATAAGTGGCGTCGCCCGTTACCGGGCCGTTGTCCGGATTAATCGGGGTGTTACCGGTCAGCCCTTCGATAGAGAACACTCCAGCGCCGAGGTTTTCGACCTTAGGCTGTGCTGCCGCTTCTTCAGCCCGGCGACGCGCCCCTTCTTCCCGGACGCGCTGTAAGTTCTCTTCGTGAGTACAGAAGGATTTACGCGGCGTTTTATCCCATTTCGGATCCGCCGGGTCGCTGATGCCCTCAACATATTCTCCGCGGTCAGCCGCCAGTTGTTTATCCAGGGTTTCACGGCTGAATTGCGCAGCCTCTACAGTTTCAGCATCTGGCTTGTCGTGCTGGTGTTCTTTCAGGTTTGCGCTGATGTAGGTTTGCAGGCTGACCGGGAAATGATGGACGTTCTCGGCGGCACCACGGATCAAGGCGAAAATGGCAGCGCGCGAATAGTCCAGGATGCCCGCTGTTTTGCGCAGTGCGGCTGACCATTCCCTGAACGGGCTTTCTTTTTTCTCAATGATTTCTCTGGCTCGGCGGTGAATAGCCCCCGGGATGTTGTAGATATCGAAATCCATGGGAAGCGTCGCGGCTGCAATTTCATAATCCAGCGTTTCCAGGGTGTGCGCATAATCCTGGCTGCGATCTGTCACGATGCCGCCGCCAGCGTTCGTGCCAGTGTCTGTGCGCTGAATGGCGGAAATGCGGTTACCTTTGGCCCATTCCTTCACAAGGAGCCCCTTGTCGACATACGCGGTTTCGCTCCAGGCTTTCAGGAACTGCAGCATTACGCCAAGCTCAGGCAATTTTTTATCCTGCGGGAACACTTCTCTGACCGCGTCGGTCAGTTTCCATAGGTCGTATTCCCTGACGTCTTTCAGGGTAGGGGTGTTTTCAGCGGCCAGGAGCAGGTTTTGTACGTACGAGTTATCGACATCCAGTTCCAGCGTAATTACTTCTTTCTTCTGCTCTAGGGTAATGTGATAGGCGTATTCTTCTTCAGAAAGGAGCTGGGCGAGTAGACGCTGGCGGAATGGCAGGGTTGCCACGGTAATAAGCTCTGGAATTTCCGCATTCTGCAATTTCTGAACAATGTCAGTTGCAGAGGCGGCGGTACTATTAATTTCAGGCCAGTCATGAACGATGTCAGCCCACTCTTTAACCAGCTGGGAGCGATCACCCGGGTCAGCTTCCACCCAGGCTGTAATAAAGCCGTTGATGGCGCTTACTTCGTGGTTCTGCTCCAGTGGGAATAATTCTTTTACAGCCTGAATGAGTTTCCACTCAACATGTGCAGACAGTTCATCAATGCCTGGTACCTCCCGGTAGGCCTGCAGCAGATTCTGGATATAGATATTGCTTTCATCCGCCTCAGCTGCGCCGATCTGTACGTGCACAGCTTCACTGATTTCTTTTTCTTCAGTGTCGTTAAGCAGGTGTGCAATCAGGCGCTGCGGCAGGCGCAGTCGTGCTACCGGGCGGAGCAGTGCAGGTGCGTCGGCAGCCGGCGCACTGGCATTACCGGTATCGTCTGCCAGCTGCGCGCGCTCGTCCTGGATATTTATTGAATCCGCGGCTTTTGAAATTTGACTCCATGACTTCCCGTCTTCGCCGAGTTCATAACGATCGCACCAGGTATCATCCAGAACGCGCTCAGCGGGCAGGTCGTCGACAACAAGCCAGTTTGTACGGACCGGCAGCTGGTAATCCGCGCCGCGACCGACTTCGATTTCGGCATCTTCCAGGATGTTCTCGATTTCACGCTGGGCGCGTGAGTCGGATTTTGCAGAGAACCAGCAAAACAGGTTTTTTGCTCCTGACTTCGCTTTTGCCTTAATGAGAAACGCATATGTGTTCATTGCGTCTGAGCTCCTTTGGGTTGTAAGATCCCCGGCGCTTGTAAGAGCCGCCTTCGGTTTAGGTGAAAAATTCCGGTATGCTTTGGTCGGTGTTACCGGACGTAAGGCCCGCTTCGGCGGGTTTTTGCGTTTATGGCTCGTGAGCCATCTGGTCATGTTCGGCGCACTGCCTGGAGCAGTACTGCCGTTCTTCGCGGGAAAGCATGTTGCCGCGCAGTAAAAGCAGGGTACTTTTCACGTCATCGCCTGGCTGAAGCAGGCTTTTGCAGTAGGCGCATTTCGCACCGGTTGTTTCCTGACCGTGAATCAGCGGATCCCCCCAGCCATTCAGTAAAACTTCCACAAGACAATCGTTGATACGTATGGCGCCGCGCATGGTGCGCAGGTAAACGTATTTGCCGCGAACCGCTGACACATTCCAGGTGTGCCCGTCGTGCTTTGCCAGCATTCCCGGAACCACACACTGGCGAATGATGTGCATCGTGCCGTAGTGTTGATCAACCATCTCATCCTCTGCCGTTATCGCCCGGCTGGCGGAACGTTTATCGGAGCAACGCAGCGCGTTGTTGATGCTGGAAGTTTACTCATTACTAAACGTTTGTGTAAAGTGTTTGATAAACATTTTTCGTTTAGTTGACGCTAAACAATTAAGATTTAAGGTTTTTTAGTTTTGAATGAGGCAGATAGGTATAAAAAAACCGCCCATAAGGCGGTTATATTGAGATGTTTTACTTACTTACTTACGCGAGGCCAGGAGTTCTTTGAAAAGTTTATTGAACTTCTCGTACATACTTTCAAACTCTATTAGCATCTCTTTTTTCGTGGAGTCAGGAAAGCTGCGGTAATATTTGATTAGTTGAAGTTCATCAGACGTCAGTACCACTTCATTAGGGCGCTTTTCGCCTTGCTCACCATCCTCATCTAAATATCCAGTTGGCATGCCGTAGTCGTTTTCGATTCTTCTGGCTGCTCTTTCCCCAAAGGAGCTCTTGCCATTTATCAACTGGGATAAATAGCTCTTCTCTTTTTCTGGCAGCGATTTATCGGCGAACCACGCCTTGAGCTGCATTCTTCTTATTTCTGCTTTGGTCATTAGCGCATTTTGATTAGTAAATTCTAAACAAGCAAATACTTGACTATAAGGTTTAGTAATTAGTAAACTCATTTTCACACCTTAGAAGGAGAGTATATGCAACTCAAAGATTACCTTTCTCAGCAACGTGGTAACGCTAAATGGCTTGCCAAAAAGCTGGGGATCTCAATGTCCTTTCTGTCCCAGATGGCCTCCAGCTCTGCGCCAATTTCTCCTCGCCGCGCCATAGAGATTGAACGTTATACGGACGGCATGGTTACTCGGGCTGATTGCTTGCCAAGTGAATGGGTTCACATTTGGCCGGAATTTACTCCGCGGTCTTGTAAGGCGGCGGTTAACGAAGCAGCACCTAAGGAACAGTAAATGCAATCACTTCAATTTCAACAGAGTACCGGAACAATTTCGGTAACGATGATAAATCGTTCTCAGGTGAAGCCGGAGTTTACCCACCAGCAGCTTCGTGCAGCAGTTCGTGCCTGGGCGGCTGCGATCGATAACCAGGACGTGGTGGCCGGGCTGATTGTTGAAGAATATCAACTCAGCGGCGGCTGCCTGGTGTTCCCGGTCGAAATCAGCCGCCAGCGTCAAAAGCTCTTTCGCTGGCTGGACGGTGATACCGATTACGCACATGCAAATATCCGCGAGTTAACTCCGGCAATTCTTAACGTTCTCCCGCTCGAGTTCCGTACCCGGCTCATTCCTCAGGAAGACATCCTGTCGCGCGTCGCGACGGCGATGAAAGAATGCGCGGAAGCCAAACAGGCCGTGCTGATGAAAGCGCCTGAACATCAGAAGCTGAAAGAGGTGAGCGAGGGGATCGCGTCGTTGTTTCGCCTGATGCCAGAGCAGGTCGGGCCGCTGATGACAATGGTCACGTCGATGCTGGGCGTCATGTAACCGGGGCTGCTTATGAACCATGAGCAATTTATCGAGAAGCACGTACGCGAAGAGCTTATCCGCCTGGGTTTTCCGGTACCGGTTGCTCAGGGGGGGGCATTCCAGGCCGTGGATTTATACCGGCGTATGTCGCAGGCAAGCCGCAAGGGGAAAATTTTCGATGATGTTTTACGACACGCGAAGTTGTGGGCAGAGAAGCAAACAACCTCAGCCGACAGGTTCGAAGAAAAGCGCGTTAAGCGCAGCGAACAGCGCGGGCTGTTCTGAAAAGGTGAAGACCGATGTGCGCCAACACCTCGGCCTTCGGGTGCAATAACTGGATGCAATTGCGAGGTCAGTATGACTGGACAAACCGTAAATATCAACGAGGTGCGCTATGGGTAATTTAGCGCGTCTTTCCGTAGTACCAATCAGACCTGAATTGCAGGTGGTGGAGATGCGTGTGGCCGATACAGACGATGGATTCACACGTCTGGCGAACGAGCTGTACGAGGAGCTTATTGGGGCCAACCTGACGAAAAATCAGGCCAAGGTTGCTCATGCTGTTTGCCGAAAGACCTATGGGTTCAACAAAAAAATGGACCGCATTGCTGACACCCAGCTAGCTCAGTTAACTAGGCTACCCCGGCAGAAAGTTAACGCTGTAAAAAAAGAGCTGCTGAGCATGCACGTCCTGATATCTGATGGTTCATTAATTGGGCCGAATAAAAACCTTAACGAGTGGAAAATCCCTCCCGCTAAAAGCGGACCCGGGAGTCACCACGGTAGTGACAAAAATTGTCACCACGGTAGTGACAGTCACCATGATGATGACACTGTCACCACGGTAGTGACAAAAAATGTCACCACGGTAGTGACAAGCCTGTCACCACAATGGGGACACACAAAAGACACTATTACAAAAGACAATAAAGACAATATTAATAAACCCCCTAAATCCCCCAGGGCAGGGCGATCTGATTTCAATCCTGAAACGGTTCCTATCCCGGAATGGCTTTCGCGTGAAATCTGGTCTTCATGGGTCGCCTATCGCCGTGATCTGAAAAAGCCCATCAAGTCGATGCAGACCGTTGCGCAAGCTATCAACCTGCTGGACCGCTGTATCGCCAAAGGATATAGCTCCGAAGAAATAATCAACCGGAGCATAGCCAACGGCTGGCAGGGATTGTTCGAACCTGAACAGTCAAAAAACACTGCGACGTCGCGCTATCAATCGCAGGCCCTTTCGGTTCCGCAACCGGATAACACGATTCCAGACGGATTTACGGGGTGATCATGAAAACCAGCAGCGAATTAATCGGACGCCTGCAGCGACTCATGCCGGCGGGCATCAAACCCAAGTTCACCAGCGCGGAAGAGCTGATGGCCTGGCAGCAGGAAGAGGGCCGCAAGCACTGCGCTGAGGTGGAGAAACTCAACCAGAAAGCGCGTGCAGACCGTATTTTCGGGCGATCGGGCATTCAGGACCTGCACCGCAGCTGCACGTTCAAAAACTACCAGGTGAGCGGCGAGGGACAGCAACTTGCGCTGACGATGGCGAAACGCTACGCGCAGAACTTCGGTACCGGATTTGGCAGTTTCGTGTTCAGCGGCGGTTGCGGTACCGGGAAAAACCATCTGGCGGCGGCGATCGGAAACTACTTGCTCGGGCGTGGCGCCACGGTGCTGATTGTAACCATCCCCGACCTCATGTTGCGCGTTCGCGCCTGCTACGACGAGGGCGAATCAGAATCTGCGTTACTGGATGACCTTTGCCGCGTGGACCTGCTGGTTCTCGATGAGGTTGGTGTACAGCGCGAGACGCGCGGCGAGTTCGTCATCCTGAACCAGATTATCGATCGCCGCCTGGCATCCCTGAAACCCGTCGGAGTGTTGACCAACCTGAATCACGCCCAGCTGAGCGCCGTTCTTGGCGAACGTGTGATGGACCGACTGCAAATGGATGGCGGCGTATGGGTGAACTTCAACTGGGCCAGTTACCGTAAAAACGTCAGCCACCTGCGCGTGGTGAAGTGAGGAAATCATGACAACGAATTCAGTTAATGCCGTTATCAGCTTCCTGGCTGACCGGGAAGGCAATCTCCATGAAATCGCTTCGGCTATCAACATGCCGCCGGGCCAGACATCCACGTTGCTGGGTGGCCTTCTGCGTAGCGGTACCGTCGCTCGCTCCGGACGCATGCGGAAATACGTTTACAGACTGGCGCCTGATTACCGTACCCCGGAGCAAATTTACCAGGAGCGGCTTAGCACAGTCCTGGCTGCGCTGCACGAACGCCAGCGCCTGAGTTTTGGTGAGGTAAGAACGCTCATCGAAGAGTCATCCTGTCTGACCCGCGCCTTCCTAGAGCAAGCCGTAAAGCGAGGTGAGTTTATCAAACAGGGTAAGCAGGGATATTTCCTGACGTTTAAAGATTACGAAGCGTACATCGAGGATGCCATTCAGCGCCGCAATGCAAAACGCGAAATCACCAACACAGCATACCGCGAGATACGTCGTAACCGTCCACGCAAAGAGCCGGGACAACCGGTCAACGTCGTATGTGATGAGTGCCGTCAGAACTGGCAGGGCTATCACATTCATAAAATCTTCGGGAGTGCCCGCGCATGAAAGACATGACCCATGAGCAGTTGATTCGCGCCACATACGTGGCCGCTAAGTACGAAAATCCGCAGACGGCGAAGCTGCTGAACGAACTGGCGGGGCGACTGGACTGTGCGCTGGTAGCGGCGCGTACGGCTTGCCTGGAACGTGACGCCTCTGTCAGAGCCGAAATTGAGTGGGAAAAAGCCATGATGCAGTCGGTTGGCGAAGATGGTGTTGATGATGTGGTTCTGGCAATCGAAAAACTGAAGTCCGGGCGGGATGCGCGCGTATTCGCAGCACAGCTTCGCAGGAGCTAGGTATGAAAGAGCGCGGAATGATTTTTAACGCCGAAATGGTGCGAGCTATTCTCGACGGCCGGAAGACGCAAACGCGGCGCATTATGAAACCGCAGCCAACTCCTTGCACTCTTCAGAAGGGCGGGCATTGGTGGCCTAGTAACGTATTTAAAACAATGCTTCATATCGAAGAAGAGTTGCAGAACGGAAAAGGCGGCTGGGGCGGATTAGTTGGTGATGCTTGCCCCTTTGGCGATGTTGGCGATCGCATTTGGGTGCGGGAGGCGTGGGCGCGCTACAAAATCGACCATGATAGCCACGATATGGCGTACCGAGCGACGCCCCCGGAAGACTGGCCGAAGGAAGGTCGTTGGCGCCCTTCCATCCACATGCCGCGCTGGGCCAGCCGTATTCTGCTGGAGATTACTGGTGTGCGCGTGGAGCTACTGAACAAAATTTGCGAGGGCGACGCTCAGGCCGAAGGCGTAGCGCAGTTGCGCGGCGGATTTTGGAAACACTATCAGCCGGGTTGGACACAGCATCAGTTGAGTGCCCGCGGATCGTTCGTAACCCTCTGGAAATCAATCTACGGCGAAGAATCATGGAATTCCAACCCGTGGGTATGGGTTATTGAGTTCAAACGTATCGACGGGGGTGCGTTGTGAAACTGACCAAAACTCAGCGTGCAGAGTTGCGCATGAAATTTGGCGGACGGTGCGCGTACTGTGGCTGTGAACTGCCGGAAAAAGGCTGGCATGCTGACCACGTTGAAGCGGCATTGCGGAAGTGGGAATTCGGGACACGCCGCGCAAACGGAACCCGGCGAGCAATAGCGACCGGGGAATACTGGCGGCCAGAAAACGACCCACTGGAAAATCTGGTCCCAGCGTGTGCGCCATGCAACCTGTTTAAAGCAACCTTTAGCGTTGAATTATTCCGCGCGCAGATAGCGGAGCAGGCCGAACGGGCGAGACAGTACAGCGTAAATTTTCGCACAGCGGAGCGATTTGGTCAGATTCATGTGACGCCGTCGCCGGTTGTGTTCTGGTTCGAAAAATACCAGCCGGATAACGGCGTAACGGTGGAGGGGTGAGGATATGTCCGAGCAAACAATTTTAGACATGTGTTGCGGTTCACGCATGTTCTGGCTCGACAAAACCGACCCGCGCGCCGTCTTTTGCGATATTCGCGCTGAGGAGCACGTTCTTTGCGATGAGCGCCGCCTGGTTATCAGTCCTGATGTAATCGCTGATTTCCGCGCGCTGCCGTTCGCGAACGCTACGTTTCCGGTGGTGGTGTTCGATCCGCCGCATCTTGAACGTGTTGGCCCCAATGGCTGGCAGGGTAAAAAGTACGGAAAATTGAACCGGGAAACCTGGCGGGATGATTTGCGTATTGGGTTTGCTGAGGCGTTTCGCGTCCTGAGGCCTCACGGCGTTTTAATTTTTAAATGGAGTGAGGTGCAGATCCCCGTTAGCCAGATACTGGCCCTTACCGATGAAAAACCAGCAGTGTGGCAACGTACCGGGAAAAATGACAAAACGCACTGGATTAGTTTTGTTAAGAATGGAGTAGCTGAGCGAGCGGAGCATGATCACCTGATGCAGTACGCAACCAATCGTATCGTCGAGCTGGAAAACCTGCTGCTGGTAGATGTGCCGGAAACCGTCTGGCCTGCAGAAGTGAAAATGGTTTATTCACAGGTTGAAAGCGCCGGGGATCTCCCGGCGCACCATCAGCGCCGCCTGAAACATCACATCAACCGCATGTGGCTGGAAAAAATGCCGGTACCGGCGATCATCACTGCTGCCCGTTCGCTGGCCAATGCCATGGAGAAATACGCGTGAGAGAAATCATCGTTGATAATTTTGCCGGTGGCGGCGGGGCGTCTACCGGTATTGAGCTGGCGACTGGCCGCAGCGTGGATATTGCCATCAACCACGACGAGAACGCCGTCGCAATGCACACCACGAACCACCCGGATACTCTGCACTACTGCGAGAGCGTATACGAGGTTAAGCCAAAAGTTGCGACCGCTGGCCGCCCTGTAGCGCTGGCGTGGTTTAGTCCGGACTGCAGGCACTTCTCTAAGGCCAAGGGCTCAAAGCCGGTGGAGAAAGAAATTCGCGGTCTGGCGTGGATAGTCATTCGCTGGGCGCTGGCGGTGCGGCCGCGCGTGATGATGCTGGAGAACGTCGAGGAGTTTCGCACGTGGGGGCCGCTGCTCACAGCAGAGATGCGTCCTGATCCGGCTCGCTCCGGCGAAACCTTTGCGGCGTTCTGCGGGATGCTTTCCGGTGGTGTACCTGCCGGACATCCGGCGCTGGCAGAGTGCTGCGAGTTCCTGGGCATTGCCGCCGACGGCGAGCAGGCGCAGGAGCTGGTGACCGGGCTCGGATATTCTGTTGAGCACCGTGAACTGCGGGCGTGTGATTTTGGCGCGCCGACAATCAGAAAGCGCTTTTTCATGGTTATGCGGTGCGACGGCGTGCCGGTGAGCTGGCCGGAGCCGACACACGGCGACCCTAAATCGTCTGCAGTGCAGAACGGTAAGCTGAAAGCCTGGCGGACGGCGGCGGAGTGTATCGACTGGTCAATCCCGGCGCCGTCGATTTTTGACCGCAAAAAGCCGCTGGCCGAGAACACGCTCAAACGCATTGCCCGGGGCATTCAGCGGTTCGTGATTGACAATGCGTCGCCGTTCATCGTGAAGTGTAATCACACCAGCAACCGAACCAGTAACGACTGTTACCGTGGGCAGGCGCTGTCGGAGCCGCTACAGACCATTACCAAAACCCACGGCTATGCTGTCGCGGTACCGCACCTGACAAAATTCCGTACCGGCGCAACCGGACAGGAGGTTTGCGAACCGGTACCGACAATCACTGCCGGTACATCGAAGCGTCCGGGCGGAAACGGGCATGCGCTGGGTGTGGTGGAAGCCGCACTTACCCCGTTCCTGGCGGGTAATGGTGGCAGCGAATATCAGGCCAAACCGCGCCCGCTGGATAAACCCGCGCATACCATCCTGAAAGAGTCACGGTCATGCGTCGTTGCGCCAGTAATTGCCCGTCAGTTCGGTGCCAGCATCGGGCACCGGGCTGACGAACCGAGCGCCACGATTACCGCTGGTGGCGGCGGAAAATCGCAACTGATAACGCCGACGCTGATCCAGATGGGTTACGGCGAACGCCCCGGGCAGGAACCACGCGTGCCAGGTCTGCATAAGCCGCTGGGAACTGTAGTCGCTGGTGGTGGTAAGTTCGGGCTGGTGGCAGCGAACCTGGTTAAGCACTTCGGTGGCAACTACCAGGGCGCTGGCGTACCGCTGGATGAACCGGCACACACGATCACCACCACGGATCATCACGCAGTTGTCGCTGCGCACCTAATGGTTAATAACACCGGGCACCCCGGCGGCATTGCTGACCAACCCGTGCACACTGTCACGACTGGCAATCACCACGCCGCGATCACTTCCCACCTGGTGATGCTGCGCGGCACCTGCCGGGATGGTCGAGTTGTTGACGCGCCAGCGCCAGGGTTAACAGCTGGTGGCCTGCATGTCGGTAATGTTGAAACCAGTCTTGCGACGGATGGCTATGACGAGCAGCGCGCTGCGCAGGCGCTGGCATTCCTGCGGGAGTACTGCGGGGCGGATTCTGACGGACTGGTAAACGTGGATGGCATCGTTTACCGCATCGTTGATATTGGCATGCGTATGCTGCAACCGCATGAGCTATACCGCGCCCAGGGCTTCCCGGAGTGGTACATCATTGACCGGGACTATCGCGGCGTGAAGTACGCAAAAGACACACAAGTAGCCAGGTGCGGAAACGCAGTACCGCCGCCGTTCGCTGAGGCACTGGTTAGGGCGAACTTGCCGGAGTTGTGTTTAGTGAAAGAGTGGGCGGCATAATCCCACTTTAAGCTGTCCGAATTTTCGATAAATCCCTCTTAATTTTGTGATTATGATGGTGGACTTCAAATCATTACTCTATTAACGTAGTTTTGTGCACTATAAAACTTTAAATCAAAAATAGGGGAATGAAAAAATGAGTGAATTTACTAACTCACAAATAATAATGGAAAAGATTATTAAGGAAGAAGCAGCAGAGCAAGGTGAAGAATTTTCGGATTATTTCGAGTTATACACGGCATCACAAATACTAAAAGATTATGATGTGACCTATTCTGATATAGAATATAGCATAGTCGGGGACGGTGGGGATGGTGGTGTAGACTCATTTTATACATTCCTCAATGGGGAGTTAATAAAGGAAGATACTGATTACTCTAAAACCGGTAAGCATAATAAAATAGAGGTTGTCGTTATACAATCAAAAACATCGAAAAGATTTGGTGAGGATGCGATTGTTAAATTCAACGAAGTGACTAGGGATTTATTTAACATATCAGCGGATATAGGTAGTGACAGTTTAAAAAGACGTTATAACGATGATCTCAGAGGAAGAGTTTCTATCTTTAGGGATGTTTATAGCAGTTTAATGAAGAGCTTTCCTGATTTAAGCTTCTCGTTCTATTACTCAACTCTTGGAGAGGAAGTTCACCCCAATGTTGTTGATAAGGGAAATAATTTAAAAGATACAATCCTTAGGATGTTTACCGGATCTAAGTTCTCATTAGATTTTGTCGGCGCAAGTAATTTAGTTGAGTTAAACAGGAAGGTGAAAAGCACTTCAAGAATGATGGAGTTAGCCGAATCACCTATCGCTACAGTTAGTGGAAGTTACTTATGTCTTGTTAACTTGAAAAAATATTTTGAATTCATATCTGACAATGATTCTCTTTCAAGAAGTATATTTGAGTCCAATGTGAGGGATCATAACGGAGATGTTGTGGTAAACTTAGCTATTCAAGAAACACTTAAGTCAGGCAAAGAGGATTTTTGGTTCTTAAATAATGGTGTGACGGTAATAACATCAAAAGCAGTTCTTTCTGGTAAAACATTGACTATAGAAAATCCGCAAGTAGTTAATGGGTTGCAGACTTCACACGAGATTTATAACTATTTTTCTAATTTGGAGGGAACTGCTCAGGAAGGGAGAAATTTATTGGTTCGTGTTATTTGCGAGGATAATGCTGAATCTAGAGATAAAATAATAAGGGCAACCAATAGCCAAACTAGCATCCCACCAGCTTCTTTAAGAAGCGCAGATGTGATACATCGTGATATCGAAGATTTCTTCAAAGCTAATGGCTACTTCTATGATAGAAGGAAGAATTTATATAAAAACGAAGGCAAACCCGCCTCACGAATTGTATCCATACCTTATTTATCGCAATGCGTTATAACCACTGTTCTCCTTCAACCAAATAATGCAAGAGCCAGACCTTCTACTCTCATAAATGACAACGCTAGATACGAACAAATATTTAATAAAAAATATCCGCTTTCTCTCTATCTAAATTCTTATTTAATCTTAAAGAGATGCACCGAGCTATTAAAGGCATATAATCTTGACAGCAAAAGGGATTTTAATAATGTCATTTATCATGTAGCTATGGCCGTAGTTTTAAAATTAGCCATCACTGATGGTAAACAGGATAACATTCCTAAGTTTATTGGTGCCTTTGATAGCACTAGAATCACTGAGGAATACTTTAAACCTATATTCTCTTTAGTATGGACAGAATATAAAACATTAGGTGCTGATGATACCACCGCGAAAGGAACAGATTTTGTGGCCAATATTGTAAAGTCTCTTGAAGGGACACGTGAGACAGAACATAAATCCCAGATCTGATGACATGCTTCCCGAAGAAAAAGATATCTTGATAATAGCAATGTACGTTCATAGCATCAAGCGGACGACACACCACACTATATCCGGCATATCTGGCTAAACCTGAACCATAAGCCACAACTTCTGTGGCTTTTTTATTCATGGGTTACAGATCTTTAGGTTTTCAAATCTTTGTCGCAATTCGTGCGCTTATCGAGTTGATCATTCTCCCGTATGTGTGTACTGTTTATTTATACAGTATTTTTATGAGAGGGATGATCATGAAGGTTGAAGTCACTATCGAACGTACAAAAAAACTGCCTGATGGCGCGATCCCGGCGCTTGAAAACGAACTCTTAAAACGATTAAACAAGCGCTTCGAGGGGTGCAAGCTGACCATTCGCCGGGCACAAAATGACGGGCTAAATGTTATCGGTGGCGATAAAGACGAGATCGCAAATATTCTGCAGGAAACCTGGGAAAGCGCTGACGAGTGGTTTTACTGAGTGTTTTTTATTGCAGCCTGCAGTCCTTTGCTAAACCACAAATCATCCATGCGCGGCTGCTGAATTTTCAACAATTGCGTCTGTATGTCGCTCAGGGGGATTTTGTGGATTTAGACATCGCCGAAGCGGTAGACATAATCAGACAGGGAGGGCGGTTCGTTGTGAATTGTGAAGAGGGCCGGATTACCAGTCTGGAAAGGGTACGCGACAAACAACACCTGCTTACTATGAATGAATTTTTGGAAATGGCTGTCGAGGCAGGTCTTATTGACCTTCGCAAGCAGAGACTGCCATAATCTACTTACCGCCTGAACAGCGGAATCGGAGCAGCAAAGCGCCACGGAGTGAACACCATGGCGCACTTGCAATTAATCAAGCAATCATCAGGAATCCTGATCCCGGCTACGCCCGAGACCAGCGATTTTCTGCATTCAAAATGTAAACTCGGTGCGGTACTTGAAGCCGAGTTCCGCCAGCTACGTAACCCCGCCTTTCACCGTAAATTCTTCGCTCTGCTGAATCTCGGCTTCGATTACTGGGAACCGGCTGGCGGGGCCATTTCATCCAACGAACGCAAACTGGTTAACGGTTACGCCAGATACCTGGCCGCTTTTGGGGGAAACGAAAGCACGCTGATGGATGCCGCTGAGCAATATCTGGATCAGGTGGCCAGCCGACGCATTATCAACGGCATCAGCCTTTGTAAATCCTTCGATGCGTATCGTGCCTGGGTAACTATCGAGGCCGGGCATTTCGACACTATCCAGCTGCCCGACGGCACCCTTCGCAAACATCCCCGCAGCATTTCATTTGCAAGCATGGAAGAAACCGAGTTCCAGCAGCTCTACCGTGCCGCGCTGGATGTGCTCTGGCGCTGGATATTATCTCGCGTTTTTCGCGATCAGCGAGAGGCCGAGAACGCCGCCGCGCAGCTGATGAATTTTGCGGGGTGAATATGGCTAAAAAACCTCGTCGAAAATGCAAAATCTGCGGGGAATGGTTTCACCCGCAATATGCCAACATCTGGTGGTGCTGTCCTGAGCACGGCGCTATCTACGCGCTGGAGCTGCGCGCCAGGCAGAAGGTGAAAGAAACAGCTAAGCGGGTCAAGGCAGAGAAGAAAGCCGAAATGGAAGGGCGTAAGCGTGCCGCTGAACGCCGCCAGGCAGTGAAACCTCTAAGTCACTTCCGAAATCAGGCGCAACAGGCTTTTAACGATTTCATCCGGTACCGCGATCGACACCTCCCGTGCATCAGCTGCGGGCGGCATCACGACGGTCAGTATCATGCCGGGCACTTCCGCACGACAGGGGCGAATCCGGAATTACGCTTCAACGAAGACAACTGCCATCGCCAGTGTGCCCCCTGTAACAACCACCTTTCAGGAAATCTCATCAACTATCGCCCGGCGCTCATCCTGAAGATAGGGCAGGCGCGCTTTGATGCACTGATGGGGCAGCACGAATTGCCGAAGTGGGGTCGTGATGATTACATCCGCATCCGTGACGAGTACCGCGCAAAACTCAAAGAACTGAAACAGCAGGAGTCCGCATGACTACCGAAAATTATTACCAGATTGGTTGTGCCGCCCTGCTGGCGCTCGGGTACGTACAGGACTGGTTCGCAACGAGAGAGGGGAAACGGTGAACAGACAACATTACAAAATGGATGTTATACGCCTGCGCTGGCAACGCCTGAGAATCTACCGCTTTCGCGGCTCTGTTGTAACGGATTACCGCATATTGAGAAATTACATTAAATCAGCAATGAGGGCTGCCGGATGAACCTGGAATCATTACCAAAGTACTATTCTCCTAAATCCCCAAAGCTGAATGATGATGTTCCAGCAACTGGTGGTGGTGCACTATCTATTTCCGATGTTATGGCTGCCCAGGGCATGGTGCAGGCCGAGGCCCCGTTAGGGTTTAACCTGTTCCTGGCGAAGATGGGCATTCAGGATCCGCAGCCAGCTATCGAAGGACTGATGAATTACGCGTTAGCGTTAAAAAACTCGGTGTTGAATAAGCTGAGCGACGAAGCTCGCGCCGAAATGGCACGCTGCCTGGCCCAGTTCGCATATAGCGACTATGCCCGCTCAGCGGCCAGCAGCTGCGAGTGCAACCACTGCAACGGGAAGGGCGTGATTCGCATCATGCGCGAAGTGGTCAAGCACCCTGGGGTAAAAGGGATTGAAGCGACAGTACGCAGGGAGGAGGTTGAGATGCTTTGTAAGTACTGCGCAGGGAAGGGCAAGATTAGCACCGCATGCCGCGATTGTTCAGGACGTGGAACAGCAATCGATAAAAAGCGGAGCCTTTTACACGGGGTACCGGTTCAGAAAATATGTGATCGCTGCAATGGCAAAGGCTTCAGCCGGCTCCCGACCACCCTGGCACGCGCCCGGGTAGCTAGTCTGGTAACGGATATGACCGATTACCAGTGGTACAACGGGTACGCTGAAGTGATCAATAAACTCGTAACGAAGTGCTGGCAGGAAGAAACATACGCGGAGCTAAAATTGAGGGAAGTCACGCGATAGCAACATATTTAGCGAAAATGGCGGCATGATGCTTGCCATTTTCAAAAAATATGGGTAGGATTTTTCCAACGATGGGCATTTTATGTTCACCGTTCCATCTTAAACGCTACGCAAGACGTGTAGTTCTTTTTAAGGAACTCGTCATGAATAGTGCAAAACAAACTCCAATAGATACGCGTAAAGCCTTAGCCTTTGATTCCCGATTTCCTTTCCAAGAAATCGTACTGATTCTTGAACGGCTTAAATGCTACGACGATGATCGCCGTTCTTTTGTGAAAATTATTGATACCCGATCCGGTAAGTTTACTTATAGGTATTGGCGTAATGCTTACTACGATAGTTTTCCTGAGAAAAATAGCGTATTAGCTAATCATTCTCGAATCATGCTTCCTTGGGAGCTGAAGTATTAAGTGTAAGTAATTTATTTATCCAGCGCGTCGAATGTTCATCCCACTTTAAAGAAAAGAAACGATTTACAAGGCCCACTTCGGTGGGCCTTTTTTATTTCCCCTCACTCCTGAGAGGACTCACACACAAGAGGGGGCGTAATGTCCGAACCTTTTTCCGGTACCGCGGCCGCCGGTAGCGCGCTGACCGGCGCCAGCATTTATGGACTGCTTACCGGCACTGATTACGGCGTGGTGTTCGGCGCGTTTGCCGGAGCCGTGTTCTACGTGGCCACCGCTGCCGACCTGACGATTTTTCGCCGTACCGCGTATTTCGTTGTCTCGTATTTTGCTGGCGTGTATGGCTCGGGGCTGGTGGGTTCGTGGCTGGCAAAAATGACGGGCTACGCAGACAAGCCACTGGACGCGCTCGGTGCGGTGATTTTGTCTGCCGTGGCAATCAAGACGCTGACGTTTTTCAGTGAACAGGACCCGCTAAAGCTGCTGGCACGCTGGAGAGGGGGAACCAATGGTAATTAACGATCCGCTGGTGGTGACGAACGTGGTGGCCTGCGCCGCAATCGTTCTGCGCCTGATGATGTTCCGTAAGCCTGGCGGGCGACATAACCCGTGGGCCTCATGGCTGGCCTATGTGATTATCCTGGCGTATGCATCGGTGCCGTTCCGGTACCTGTTTGACTCCTACCTGCATACCCACTGGGCAACCGTGACGATAAACCTGATTATCTGCGCCGCTGTGTTTCGTGCGCGGGGTAACGTGGCGCGGCTCTTCTATGTACTGAGGTCTGAATGAAACAATCACAATTTCAGCAGGCGGCTGGTATAAGCGCCGGATTAGCTGCGCGCTGGTTTCCGCACATTGAAGCGGCCATGAAAGAATTCGGTATCACTGCACCGAATGACCAGGCGATGTTTATCGCGCAGACCGGGCATGAATCCGTTGGCTTCACCCGGCTGGTGGAAAGCATGAATTACAGCATTTCAGGTCTGGCGGGTTTCATCCGCGCCGAGCGGCTTACTCAGGACCAGGCTAATGCGCTGGGCCGCCGCTCGTATGAAAAGGCACTGCCACTGGAGCGCCAGCGCGCCATCGCAAATCTGGTTTACAGCAAACGCCTGGGCAATAAAGCGCCTGGCGATGGCTGGAAATATCGCGGTCGTGGCCTGATTCAGATCACCGGGCTGGATAATTACCGACGCTGCGGCACCGCGCTGAAACTCGATCTGGTCACCAGCCCGGAGCAACTGGAGCAGGAGCGTAACGCGGCGCGTTCGGCGGCATGGTTCTACGCCACCAGCGGTTGTCTGCTTTACTCCGGCGACCTGGCTCGCGTCACGCAGATTATTAATGGCGGGCAGAACGGCATTGAAGACCGCAGGCAACGTTACAACCGTGCGCGGGCGGCATTGTTATGATCCAGGCGCTGCTGAAGAAGTACTGGTTTCCGCTGATGGTGCTGGTGTTGATTGTCGTACTGGCCATTCTGGTTAACCGGTACCGTGAAAAAGCCATTGAGTTTAAAAAGCAGCTTGACGAGAGAACACAGGCGCTAAGTCTGGCGACCGCCACCATTAACGACATGCAGGTGCGCCAGCGTGATGTTGCTGCACTCGATGCCAAATACACGAAGGAGTTAGCCGATGCAAAAGCTGAAAATGATGCTCTGCAGCGCAAGCTTGATAATGGTGGCCGGGTGCTCGTCAAGGGCAAATGTCCCGTCCAGGATAACGCCTCCGCCACCGGCAGCATGGGCGATGCAGGAACCGTCGAACTCTCTGACCTTGCTGGACGAAACGTTCTCGGTATCCGATCCGGAATCATCCGCGACCAGAAAGCCCTGAAATATTTGCAGGATTACATCAACACACAGTGTCTTAGGAAAAAAAAGCCCTCCTGAGGAGGGCTGGTCAGAAAAGATAATGTAATATCATTTTTTATAATTCCTTAATTACTCAGCTCAGACATCGTGACTCTACCCCTGGGTTGGTAGAATTAATAGTATGATCACTAATTCTGACTTAGCAAGCATAAGCGGTGTGTTTGATGTTTCATACCGCTCCGTATAGCTTATTCACGCTGAAAGCCTATACTTATAAAGCAGTAAATCGCTGCTTATAAATACAGGAACATGTCATGAATAATCATTCCTTGAACGTAAGTAAAGACGTGCCGAAAAAACCCGATAACAATCCGAAAGATAACGATAAAAATCCACAAAAAAATAAAAAATAGCTGCTCAGGCTAACGTTAATCATTCCTTGCATCGGCACACCTGTTCCTGGAGGCTCAGCCATTGGTGCACCTGTGCCGATGGCTGACTTACTCCAAGTGTTACAGAACCAGGCTTTTCGGACACAGATAAATCCGGAGTTCGCTGTAATACTTGACGATTTTTGAATGCCCTTCAGGAAGACTAATAATAATTAACCGCCCGCGGGCGGTTTTTTATTATTGAATACAGACATGTACCCAACGGAACCTTAAAAAATAACCTTGCGCTGGATAAGAAGGATATTAATAAATGAAGGTATACAGTTAATTTTCTCTGAATCTTCTTTTCGACTCTTGTTCATTGATGTACTCAAAAGGCAGTAATTTTTCTGGTTTGTTATCCAAAAACCATCCCTGGCTGTTGCGTTTAAGAAATGCGCCTGTTGCAAAGTTAATATTACTTACACTGCGAATTAATGCGAATTTGCCATTATTAAAAGCGACCCGGTGAATGCAAATCGGATGTGAGGCCTCTCCATGAAGCCGGCTCTCAACAATCTCACCTGTAAGCATTACGTCTGAAGTATTTTTCATGATCGCTTTCTGTCTCTTAGTATTCTGGTTAAAAATATCATTTATGAATGCAGAGCGGTTTATCCTCCAATACACTTACATTCAGATGGTAAGAAATCCAGACTGCAGTACGGGCATTCGAGAGGTGAATTTTTACGCATTTTACCTGCTTTCTGGTCTGCGACCTGAGAGCATCTCGGACATGTGACATGCACCGGACGCTCCCTGAATTGCCTAAGTCCGCTGGTGTACGACAAGGTTTGTGCTCCAGACTTGTATAGAAAGGTTAGAGTTACCAGAAACGTATTGCTGGATGAGTGTGGTTAAAATCCCGCACGAACAAGTTAAGGTTGCTTACCGTTCCTCTGGGAGAAAGAAGTGTCCACAATGTGGGCAGATACAGGTAATGTTCTTACGGATTTTACTGCTTCGTTGTTCCATTACATGAGAGCAGTGCGGACAGTTAACTTTAACGGGCTTATCCATGAACATCTTTAGGTCATCGAAAATAGTCATAATATTTACCTGGTAGATGTATGGGTACTCATTGTATTCCTCCTGATTTTTATTTGCTCACTTATTGTTCAGTTATGCTTTTCCTCATGATGAACCAGGTGGTTCGATATTCTGCTTTTTGCGAAGAAAATCAAACTTTCCGATAAAAAATTCCCTTATATCTTTATTAGTAAACCACTGGCACCCAAGGGGTATTTTGCGCCTTGTAGCGCGCTATCAAGCGAGTCTTTCATGCTTTAGCCTGGCGAGATTGTTACTCAGGCGGCCAACACTTAACACACAAACAGGACAAACTTATGGCTGGAGATAGAATATTAAGGCCATACCCATCAAGCTTGTTTATCGATAACCCTGACTTCAAACCTTATAATCGCCTGGTGCCGGCGGAAGATGTCCACGAGTGGATACATGCCGAAATACTGAGCGAAGAAGGTACATTGCATAATCCTGACCATTTCCATTTGCTGGAAGCTGACATCGTGTTCATGTGGGCGTCGAATGCGTTCGCGAAGAAGGGGCGCACAGTGCTGGGGCAGTGTGAAGAGGTAATGATGCGCGCTGGTGGATGGCAAAAAGCCCGGATGGAGCAGCAGATGTACGAATGGTTCGGACGTATTCCCGATTTCATCATCACACTGGCGGCTGATTACTGCGCTCAGTGTTCCGATCTGGAATTCTGCGTGCTGGTGGAGCATGAGCTGTACCACATCGCACAGGAAACCGATGAATTCGGCTCACCGAAGTTCTACCGGGACAGCGGGTTGCCAAAACTGAAACTGCGCGGCCACGATGTGGAAGAGTTCATTGGCGTCGTTCGCCGCTACGGTGCCAGTCACGATGTGCAGCAGCTGGTGGACGTAGCGAACAGGCCTGCGGAAGTGGCTCATATTGATATCGCCAGAGCATGCGGGACATGCATGTTGAAACTGGCTTGATTACCTGGACTGACCTGGACGAATGGTGAATTATGGCGGCTCTAAAAAATGATGTGAAAGCCTACATAGTTCAGGCGCTTGCGTGCTTCGATACCCCCTCTCAGGTTGTAGAGTCTGTCCAGGCAGAATTTCAGGTAAAAATTACTCGCCAGCAGGTCGAAGCTTACGACCCCACGAAGGCCAGTGGAAAAGCATTAGCGTCGCGCTGGGTAGAAATGTTCAACGCCACTCGCACACGTTTCCAGAACGAGATCGCCGACATCCCGATCGCCAACAAGGCGTACCGGCTGCGTGCGCTCGACCGAATGATGACGAAGGCCGAGACAATGCGGAATATGGCGCTGGCAGCGTCACTGATTGAGCAGGCTGCTAAAGAGTGTGGTGATGCTTACACCAACAAACATAAATTCGAACATTCCGGGCCAAACGGTGGTGCTATACAGACGATCACCATGAGCAAAGAGGAATACAAATCCGCAAGGCAGGAGATGATGGAGGATGACGACTGCTGAGCAAAAGGCATTTGCCCGTAAGGTTGAATGCGAAGAGGATGGGCTGTATTACGCGCGCTATTTCTTCAAGCAGCGCACCGGCGGCAAGATGATTGTCGCACCGCATCACAAAGTTATACAGCAGACGCTGAGCCGCGTTATAGATGGCGATATAAAACGCCTGATCATTAACGTTCCACCTGGTTACACCAAAACAGAACTGGCCACCATTAACATGATGGGCCGGGGACTCGCGCTAAACCGGCGCGCCCGTTTTATGCACCTTTCGTACTCCCACCAGCTGGCATTACTTAATTCATCAACCGCACGCGGCATGGTCAAATCGCAGGCTTACCAGACAATGTGGCCGATGGCGTTGCGTGACGATGCAGACAGTAAGGCGATGTGGTGGAACGAATACGGCGGTGGGGTTTATGCGTCTTCAGCTGCCGGCCAGGTTACCGGCTTTCGCGCCGGACACATGGAGCCAGGCTGGCAGGGCGCGCTTATTATCGACGACCCGGTTAAACCAGATGATGCCTACAGCGAGACTGTACGCGATGGCGTAAATAACCGTTTTAACGAAACCATCAAATCACGTCTGGCCGTCGAAACGACGCCAATGATTGTGATTATGCAGCGTATCCACTATCACGACCTCAGTGGATACCTGCTACGTGGTGGATCCGGTGAAATGTGGCATCACCTAAATCTGCCGGTAATTATCGATAACAGCCAGGCGTATTCGGCGCAATACCCGGAAAACACCCACGCTATCCCCATTGATCATGGTCTGCCTGATGGCTGGCTCTGGCCGTTCAAGCACAACGAGTCACACCGCTTATCGCTGTTCTCGCACCGGCGAACTGCCGAGGCGCAGTACATGCAGAAGCCCCGCAAATTTAACTCTGAGGGCGCGCTGTGGACTGAGGCGATGATTAGCGCCGCGCGCGACCTGCAGATCTGCTTTGATAAGGTCCGTACGGTTATTGCGATTGACCCGCAGGCCACAAACAGCGATGAAAGCGACGAAACCGGGATTGTGGTCGCCAGTGCATACGGTGCTGGTGATAAAAAACAGTTCTCTGTGGATGGCGATTACAGTGCCAAATACTCACCGGCTGGCTGGGCTAAAAAGGCTATGTGGGCCTATGAGGAACATGGCGCTGATGCCATCGTTATCGAAACTAATCAGGGCGGCGATATGGCGGAGGAAACATTGCGTAACGCCGGGTTCAAGGGCCGCATTATTCGTGTCCATGCCAATAAAGGTAAATTCGCCCGCGCCGAACCGATATCCGCGCTTTACGAACAGGGGCGCGTAGCTCATCACGGTAATCTCTATTTACTGGAAAACCAGCTAATGGAATACGTGCCAGCGACTGCCAAAAAGTCACCCGACCGACTGGATGCCGCTGTGTATGCGCTGACTGAACTTGGTGGAGCGCAGGCTATTGGTATGATGATTCCTAAACGGCTAAGATAGTCTTTCTCATTCTTCATAAACGGAAAGATAAATGGATAAAGACATTGAGCGAATTCAACTTGAGCATTTGAGCGATCATGATTTAGAGCAAAAGGCTTTAGGCCTTGGCATAATCGATGAAAGCGTGTCTATCGAGAAGTGTTCAGACGAGTTTGTTGACGAGCTGATTGGAAGAATAATTGAAGCTGAAGCTTATGCTACTTCTCAGGATGAAGAATGGGATACCCAACAGCAAATCATTGAACAACAAAAGTTAGATGATCGTTTTTCTGATTAACATCTAACACTTCAAAAAGGTCGCTTCGGCGGCCTTTTTTATTGCCAGAAACCCACCAAACGGATCCCAGCATGAACAATAATCTTGAACTGGCCGTCAACCATGCGTTGGCAGATGCCAGGCTTGCGCGCGCCCGTATGCTGGCGGCTAACCCGATTATGGGGCTGGATGTAAAGCGCAGCACGGCGTGGTGCGAGTATGGATTCAAGGACGACATTACCTTCGATGATCTCTACAGTCTGTACCGGCGCGGCGGTATTGCACACGGCGCAGTCAAAAAGCTGATCGGCGCGTGCTGGCAAAGCAACCCGGAAATTATTGAAGGCGATGAGCAGGACGAAACCCGCGACGAAACAGTCTGGGAACGGAAAACTAAGTCTGTATTAACGCATCGCTTCTGGCGCTCTTTTGCTGAGGCTGATTTACGGAGGCTGGTGGGGCGTTACTCCGGCATTCTGCTGCATGTACGGGACGGCAAAGACTGGAACCTGCCTGTAACCAGAGGGCGGGGACTGGAGAAAATTACCGTAGCCTGGGCGGGAACACTCAAGGTTAAGGACTGGGATACTGGACTCAATTCCAGAACCTACGGCCAGCCGAAAATGTGGCAATACATTGAGCAACTGGCGAACGGTGCCATCCGGCGCGTGGACGTTCATCCGGATCGCGTTTTTATACTGGGTGATTATTCTCCCGACGCTATCGGGTTTCTGGAGCCTGCCTATAACGCTTTTGTCAGTCTGGAGAAGGTGGAGGGCGGTTCCGGTGAATCATTCCTGAAGAACGCAGCCCGTCAGCTGAGCATCAGCTTCGATAAAGAAATCGACTTCAACAATCTGGCATCGCTCTATGGCGTAAATGTTGCGGAGCTCCAGGAAAAATTTAATGAAGTAGCTGTTGAGGTTAACCGGGGTAATGACGCGCTACTGACGACCCAGGGCGCAGCTGTCACACCGCTGGTAACCACCGTAGCCGATCCCGGTCCGACTTATGACGTAAACCTGCAGACTGCTGCCGCTGCGCTGGATATCCCGACCAAAATCCTCGTTGGCATGCAGACGGGCGAACGTGCCAGTACCGAAGACCAGCGCTATTTCAACGCGCGCTGCCAGTCCCGCCGCGGCGATTTATCATTCGACATAGAAGACTTGTGCGACAAGCTGGTGGAACTGGGCATTCTCGACGCGGTAGGGCAAAAAACGGTTATCTGGGATGACCTGAACGCCAGCACTGACGCCGAGAAGCTGGCCGCAGCCAAAACCATGGCGGAAATTAACAGCGCCTCGATCGCCACTGGTGAACAGCCCTTCACCGGTGAAGAAATTCGCGTCGCTGCCGGGTATGAGGGCTCGCCTGCACCTCTGGGGGAAGACGATGAAGAAGAGGAAAACGAAACCTCCTATTCTGCCGGGAAACCTTAACGATCCCACCGGTGCAGACCGCCTTGAGCGCGGTGCGATTAACGAGTTCGGCAAACGGATAAGGCGCATTGCCAAAGCTTACCAGGACATTCTCGACCGCATTCCCGCATCACCCGCCGTAAACCTACGTTACGCATTCGACCTGGACACCTCACTGTTATCAATGCTTCTCAGCAACGCCTCGGTGATTGTTGATGAAATCCTCTTTGGTGGCAGCGAGACCGATTTCTGGTTCTGGCGGGATTACGTCAGGCAGGGATATCAGCGCGGCACGGCCCAGGAATTTGCCAGCCTGTCGCAGCAGTCGCCGGTATATGCCGCCGGGCGTGAAAGTCTCCAGCAGCTGTTGCTGAGCGATCCTTATCAGCGCCGCCTTCTGCTGGTTAGAGCCCGAGTTTTTGAGGAGATGAAAAACCTCAGTGCGCGGATGAAATCAGACATGGCGCGCATTCTGACCGATGGCATGGGACGGGGGCAGAACCCACGGGAAATTGCGAAACGTCTCACCAGCCAGACCGGGATTGAACTCAGTCGGGCTAAACGTATTGCCCGCACGGAAATACCGACGGCGCTGCGACGGGCCCGGTGGGATGAAACGGATGATGCCGAAGCTCAGTACGGCATTACAACCCGTCTTTTGCACCTTTCAGCGTTCAGCCCGACAACGCGACGTAAGCATGCGCTTCGCCACGGATATCTCTACACCACCGAAGAGGTTCGCGACTGGTACAGCGTCGACGGCAACGCGATTAACTGTAAGTGCACGCAGGTTGCTGTGCTTGTTAATGCCAGCGGTCAGCCGCTTAACCCGAACATCATTGATATGGCTAAAAAACGCCTGGAGAAAGCGCAGAAAGCCGGACTCATCGCCAACCACTGCGACTGCGGCCACCACAGAGCCGCGTAACCGCGAGACACCACCATGACCATGCAAGTAAACGTCACCACCCGTGTGAACAGCCAGTCCATCCGTCGGGAAGTTCACAACGGGCGCGATCATCTGATCCTGCCCAGTTACACGCTACCGGCCAATGTCGTTATGAACGGCGGTCTCTATTCTGCCAGTGAAATCGACGCGCACTATGCGGGCCTCGAGGGAACGCTGGCACCGCTCGGTCATCCGCAGGTAAACGGCCAGTTTGTGTCGGCCTTCTCGCCTGAAGGGCTGAATGTCGGGTTCGTCGGCGCGTGGAACCGCAACGTTAAAAAAGCCGGGAATCGTATCTACCTAGAGAAATGGGTGGATGTGAACAAGGCCAGTGAATCTGAAGGTGGCCGGGAACTCCTCGAACGCGTGGCAGCCATTGAGCGCGGCGAGGATGTGCCGCCAATTCACACCAGTGTGGCGGTGTTTCTTGACCAGCTCGAACCCAATGAAGAACAGAAAGCGCTGGGTGCTGAGTGGGTGGCAAAAATACACGGCATGGATCACGACGCCATTCTGCTGCACGAAGTTGGCGCGGCCACACCAGAACAGGGCGTCGGCCTGATGGTTAATGCTGACCTCGCCACACCGCTAAAAGCCAACTCAGGCGCGCTGGTGGGAGAATCTTTCCGGGAGCGAGAGCAACGCCTCGACCGGGCTGCAAAAGCAAAGTTTGCCCCCGGTGAGAACGAATACGCCTGGGTGGCTGACTTCACCGATTCGCAGGTAGTGATTATTCGCAATGGCGGCAGTGCGCAGGTTTACGGCTACACCGCTGACGGCGGAAAAATCACCTTCGACGACACTGGCATACCTGTAGCCCGTCAGGAATCCTGGGTCACCGTTGTAACCAACAAAGTTAAATCCCTTTTCACACCGCAGGATAAGCCTGCAACCAACCATCAAACGGAGGGCGACATGCCTTTAACCAAAGAAGAACTGGAACAAATCGGCAGCATGATCGGCCAGGCCGTTGCAACCAACACGGAGGCGGCTATTAAGCCTCTCGCGGAAAAGGTTGATGCGCTGCAGGCCAATCAGCAGCAGCTCGCTGAGACCCTGACCGCTAACTCCCGTGGCGAAGAAGCAACGAAGCGCGCGGCGGTTGCGAAAGTTCACGGCGAGATCGTTGCGAACGCGCTGTCAGGTGACGCACTGGATGCGATGTTCAAAAACCTGGGCGAAGCCGCACCACTGGGCACTAACTCCGCGCAGCAGCAGAAAGAAACCGGCGCGCCAGACGCAAGCACCTACTTCCCGGCCTAACTGAGCAGGCTGAACAGTCACCCACTTTCAAAGGAGACCGCGCATGGCTTCCCGCTATCGTCGCGTAAATATCGACGGGCAGTCGCTTTATAAGACTGAAACCCGTACCACTGTTGCTGCCCTGTTACCGGGTACCGCAGCGATTATCAACGGTGATGATCAGTTTGCACAGGCGTCTGCGCTGACTGGTCGTCTGTACATTATTGACTGCGCTTATCATCAGGGGCTGGGTATCCGTGATGCCATTCCTGAAGGCGATTCCGCAGTAGGCAACTATGTGGAAGAAGGTCGTGAGCTGGCGCTGCTGTGTGTTCCGGGAGCGTATAAGAAAGACAGCCCGATTAAGCTTGGCGCAAATGGCCAGTTCACCCTGGCTACCGATGACACCGATTCGGTAATCGGCTACAGCCAGGACGTGGCAACCATTGCAGCAGGTACCACTGACTTCATCCGCGTTCGTATGCGTGTCGGCACTGCCGCCGCTGGCGCGTAACTTAAGGATAAATGCACATGTATTTTTCACGAGAAACCCTGGCGGCTAACAGTCGCCTTGTTGGACACTGGAATGAACTCTGGGCTAACCGCAATATGTGGAACGCCCAGCATAACGCGATGATTGCCGCTAACCGTGCGCATATGACACCGGATATGCTGGCGTGCAATGCCGTCGGTGGCTTCGCACGCGAATTCTGGGCCGAGATTGATCGCCAGATTATCCAGTTGCGCGATCAGGAAGTTGGAATGGAAATCATCAACGACCTGATGGGAGTGCAAACGGTTCTGTCGGTAGGCAAAACTGTTAAGCTCTACAACGTGGTGGGTGATATCGCTGATGACGTTCAGGTAACGATCGACGGACAGGCCCCGTTCTCGTTTGATCACACTGATTACGACAACGATGGTGACCCAATCCCGGTATTCACTGCCGGGTACGGTGTGAACTGGCGTCATGTTGTGGGAATGAACTCCGTCGGTGTCGATCTGGTGCTGGATTCGCAAGCGGCGAAACTGAAGAAGGTCAACAAGCGCCGCGTTTCCTACTACTTGGACGGCGACGGCAAAATTCAGGTTCAGGGTTATAAAGCTCAGGGTATGCGTAATCATCGCAATACCAAGCGTATTAACCTCGGCTCGGGCGCTGGCGGTGCAAATATTGACCTAACCTCCGCGAATCAGACGCAGTTAATCGAATTCTTCGGTAAAGGTGCGCTCGGTACCACGGCACGGGCAAACCAGGTAGCGCAGTACGACATCATGTGGGTTAGCCCGGAAATCTGGGCAAATCTCGCACAGCCGTATGTGGTGAATGGTGTTATCAGTGGTACCGTCCTGCAGGCCGTCCTTCCGTTTGCACCGGTGAAAGAAATCCGTTCTACCTTCGCGTTCAAAGGTAACGAGTTCCTCGCTTACCAGCGTCGCCGTGAAGTGATCTCTCCGCTGGTGGGTATGGCGCAGGGGGTTGTGCCGCTTCCGCGCCCGCTACCGAACGTTAACTACAACTTCCAGATCATGTCTGCTGAAGGCCTGCAAATCACTGCAGACGCGGAAGGCCTGTCTGGCGTTGTCTACGGCGTCGCCGCCTAAGGACAATCCATGGCTAAATATGAAGTTATTCGCGCCTGGCACGGCGTGGTGATTGGGGATGTGGTGGAGTTTGAAAACCTTCACCCGGCCTTTAATTCCAATGTCCGTTTGATGCGAGGTGAAGTGGGTGGCTCGCTTACCCCGTCAACACCGGGCGCGGGCACTGATGTGAAATCCCGAAAAGAAATCATTGCTGAACGTCTGAAAGAACTGGGGATCGAGTTCAAAGGCAATCTGGGTGCGGAAAAGCTTTCTGAGCTGCTGCCGCCTGGCGAGCTTGAAAACCTGTTCCCTGCTGAATAACCGCCGCGAAAGCGGTTTTTTTATGCCCCGTTCCGGCGGGGCGTCTTATTTCAGGAGTCTGTCATGGTCACACAGGAACAGGCACAGCAGTACCTGACCGGGCAGGGCATCGCTTTACCCGACTTCGTGCTGACGGCGCTGATTGACCAGGCGAACGGCATTGAAGGATGCCTGGCACTTCATTATCCGGCATCGACAGTGCTACTTATCCAGCTGTACCTGCTGGCGCTGATGGGGCTCGGTCAGGGTGATAAATACCTTACCAGCCAGACTGCGCCTAACGGCGCTTCGCGTTCATTCCGGTACCAGTCGTTTTCTGACCGCTGGAAAGGGGCGCTGAGTCTGCTGCGCGGGCTGGACAAACACGGTTGCGCGACGGCGCTTATTCCCCCTGACCCGACGGCTGCGCCAGCATTCGCGGGGATTTGGGTTGGTAAGGGCGGCTGTATGTGCAACGGGGGCCGGTGATGGCCTGGGTATCGGTGAAGCAGCGTCTGCCGGAGCCGTTCGTTAAGGTCTGGGTGATGACAGACAGCGGCAGGAAGGCCACCGGCTACATCAAAGGTAACGGTGAATGGTTCATCTTTTGCCGTGAAGTTGCCGCCGGGAAACCAGAAGTGATCCGCTGGGAGGAGCCATGAGCGCGACAGCGAACTGGGTATATACCAACCTCGCTACCATTTACCCGCGTACATACGATGACTGGAAAGGCACCTGGCTGACCGGCACTCCGTATCTTATCGACTGCACATGGGAGATAAACCAGGAGCAGGCGATCGATGATGCCGGTACCGAGTTCACCACCAATCTGATTATCTCTACCGAGCTGAAGCACAACGGCGCAGATGTCCGCAAACCGCTGCGTAATGACTATGTCGCAGTGGGTGACACAACCGCCGAGCCGGACCCGGTAAAAGCGAAAGGTGATGTGATCCGGACGGTCAGGATGTGGGATATGTCGTTTTTCGGCGAGGAACCCGACTACAAGATTCTGACCTCTGACCGTAATTAGCCCGGTGCCTGATAATTACAGGAGGCAACGCTATGCCCGTTAAAGGTATCAAACGTGTTCAGTTAAACATGGGCAACGTGATTGGAAACATCACCGGGGCAGTGACAGAAAAGGTGATCACCGAAGTCATG